ACAAGGCCAGCCACTACCGCACAGCCTGGGCGGCGCTGGAGCCGCTGAAGAACGCCAAGATCCGGAACCTGCGTTATGCGCACCTGCAGCCGATCGTGGACGCCCGCGAGGGCGGGTACTACCCCAAGCGGGATATCAAGGCCCTGCTGGGCAAGATGTACACGCTGGCCCTCAAGTACGAGTATGCCGATAAGGATTACTCCAAGCTGCTAGATCTGCCGCCGATCAGCGCCAGCACACGCACCGCCCTGACCGAGGACGAGGTGCAGCGGATCTGGCAGGACTACGATGCCGGCCACGAGTTTAGCCGGTACTGGCTCATCATGGCCTACACCGGAATGCGCACCGGTGAGATGCTCACGATTCTGAAAGCGCACACCCACCTGGCTGAACAGTACTGCACCGGCGGCATCAAAACGGATGCCGGCAAGGCCCGGCAGATCATCTTCCCGGACAAGATCATGCCCCTTGTGCGGGAAGCCTACCGTAGCGGCACCAAGCGCCTGTGCGAGGTGGACGAGAAAACCTTCTATGCCGAGTGGCACGACATGGCCCAGCGTGTGGGTCTGCAGCCAGACATGACGCCATATTGCCTGCGCCACACCACGGCCACGCTGCTGGCTGTGGAGAAGGTCGCCCCGGCAATTATAAAGGAAGTGCTGGGCCACACGGACTATGCGGTCACGCTGGGCTACACTCACATCCCGCTGGAAGAAAAGCTGAACGCGATGAACAAGTTGAAGTGATCAGCCGCGTGCAAGATCGTTGTACAGCATTTCGAGGAACTGTACAGCACTGGGGCAGCCGTCCAACGGATAGCCAGCCAGCTCCTGCACACGGGAAGGGTTGGTGTGCCATGCGGTCTGCGCGGCACGCCGGATGGTGCTTTGAATGGCCGTCCAGTCACTGCATTGCTTGTCAGCAATCGGCTCATAGACCTCTTTCTGGACAGCTTCCAGCCGGTCCTCTTGTTCCCAGATAAGCCGCAGGCAGTCGGCAATGATGGAGTAAGAACGCATACTGCGGATGATGCCCAGAGGCCGGAGTGTCTGAGCAATGCGCAGCGAGAGCGTGGAAGAATCAGTGATTGGCACTTTTAAACACATCCTTTCCGACTTGTGGAATATCCAAGAAAGAGTGTAAACGAAAAGTGTCGAATTGTGCCAAAAGCGCTGAAAAGCGTTGCAAAAGGTCGGAATTTGCTGAAATGCGGCGGGGCATAAAATGGGGGATTGATGGCAGATGACGAGAAAATGCACTTCCAAAACATTACATGAGCACTCCTTTTTTGTGCGGCAGTTCGTTTGAAAGTGCTTGATTTTTCTCCCCTGCTAAGGGCGTAGGTCGTCTAAACAACGGCGCGAGGGTTCAAATCCCTCCTACTCCGCCAAGAAAATCCCTCGTAGTTTCGTGAAAACTGCGGGGGATTTTCCATTTGTACAGAATGACCCCGTGCGAAAGAAAACGGATAAAATAGAAGAACTTCCAAACTACTACCATATTTTACTACCAAACCATTATAACTACCAATGCGGGAAAATTCAACACTTTCCGACACATGGCAGCACACGCAAACAAAAACAGCCCCGAGGGCCAGACGGCTCCCGGGGCTGTTGCTATGCTATGGACTTACAGCGGTGCGCTCAGTGCACGCTGTTCTTCTTCTGATCGTAGACCTCATCGGCAGCGAGGGCGGCCTGGGTGAAGCTGTTGTTGTACCACCAGTTGACGAGTGCTGCCACGGTGGTGCAACCAGCAGTGATAGCCTGCTCCAGCTGGGCGCTGTCAATGGGCAGGATGGGCTTGCCGCAGGCGCTGAGAATCTGATTGGTCAGGGCCAGCAGGAGCACGGCGGTGCGGGCCACGGTGCCGGCGGAGACGTTGCGGTTGGTGTTGGTGTTGGTGATATGTGCGTTCATAGTCAGTTCCTTTCTCTTTCGTGTTCGTTGGCTTCTAAATCTGCGATGCGGTGGTTTGCCACCTTCATCTGCTCTTCCAGAATGGGCACGCGGCGGGCGAAATTGTTGTGCTCGCGCACCTCGCGGGTCAGCTCTTCCAGCTTGGTGTCGGTCACGGCCTGACTGCGGCTGTTGGCGATCAGCACCCCGATCAGGGTCACGGCACCGCTCAGCAGGGCGGCGATGATTGCATCGTCCGTTGGTTACACCTCCTCATCTATGTCATCGCTCCATGCCTGCTGGATGCGCTGTCCATTGTGGCACACTGCGTCCAGCACAGCGTCGGCCTGCATGTTGGCCGCCAGAAGGGCCTTGTCCATCGTGTCCAAGCGGAAGTAGCCTGTGAATACCTCGCCATTCGGTAAGGGCGCTGCAACTGCAATGCGGTCGATCTTGTGTTCTTCGAGTGTAGCTAAAACGTCAGAAAGCCAGGACGCATACGGTGCATCCGACATCAGAACACTTGCCATCGGTATCACCCCCTTACTGCGTCCAGCGGCTTTTGTTAGGCCGGGTGTCCACATGCACCCAGCCTTTGGCGCGGCCTGCCTTGACCGGGTAGCGGCCCACGCCGCCCCAGCCGGGCAGCAGGCTTTCGGCGTAGGCGGCCACGTCCTCGACGGACACGCCCGCCACCTGGATGTCCGCCGCCCGGCCCAGCAGGTGCTGGCTGCTCTTGGCCCCACCCACGGCTTTGTTGTGGGCCGCCGTGCGGTACCCGCTGGTGATGGTAACGGGCTTGCCAAAGTGCTCCCGGATGCACTGCAAAAGCATCACAAGGCTTTCGTCAATCATCACGACGTCGGAGCCGTCGCGGCAGCGGAACTCGCGCACCTTAAAGCCCGGTGCCAGCTTCCTGGCCCCGTCTGCTTTCAGGCTGTACTGTTTAATTGCCATGTTCTCACGTCCTTTCTTTCTTGGCGTTACTCTTCCTGCGTCACATCGTCCGGTGCATCAATCGCACTGTCCTCTGCGTCCAGTGCATCGTAGTACGCCCTTGCCAGAGTTTCCACCTCTACGATATCGTCCTCCGTCAGCAGTCCGTTATCGTAGTGCATGTATGCTTTATCCAGCCAGAACGCAACATCGTGTCCTGCAGCGATTTCCCGCTTGATGCTGCGCAGCGTCAGGTCATGGCGGGCTCTGGATTTGATTGCCATAAGTACCTCCTTATGTAGTAGTCATGGACGCGATTGCGTCCTCCAGCTTTTTAATTGTGATGTTCACGTCCCTCTGATACCCCAGCTTGATGCCGGCACCGTCGCCCGCCTGCACCACCGTGTCAGGGCCGTAAGCGGTGAGGGCTTTGTAGGCGGCAAGCTCGGTAGCGGTGAGTGGAGTTTCGATGGGTGTGGCGAGAGCGTAGTAGACTTTGCCCGGCTGCTTTTTACAAGAAGCGTTGAGCTGGTCGGCAAGGTTAGCCGCTATCAGATATAGGAATTGTCCATTTACCGTATTGAAAAACCATGATAAGCTAGTAAACGTACTAATTGCGTATGTTTTTTGGCCATTGGCATACAAGGCGATTGGCAATCCTCTTGGCACAAGATTGGCGTAGTCGCCAGCTTGTTCAAACTTAACGTTTTCACCGTCAACATCAACCTTGTAAATTCTCTGCACCTTCACCCCTTTCTAAGTCCACCTCGTCGCACACCCACTGCTGGCCGCTTTGGTCAGTGTAGTTGCCGCCAGAGGTGACAGGGATGCCGGGTAGGCCGTTGGGAGTGGGAAGCGTGAGGAGTTGTTCACGGTAGGGTTCATAATCGGGAGATGATGCGTTCCATGTCAGGCACACGTTTTCACTGGCTGTATCATTTAACAAATATTGAAACTTTGTTGCGTTCGCCTTAAGTGTTATATGATGTTCAGCTTTATTTGCATCAATACCAAACCAAAGATTTTCATTGTTTTCGCCAATGAATAAGATGTTCCCGCCTTTAGAAACAAAACCGTCTTTGAATACTAAAGTTATAAGCGTGTTTTTCTTGACAAAGCACTCAACAAATTCTCGATGTCTCAGGTTGGACGGCATCCGATTCTTCCCCGTCACCTTCACCGCCACGCTCCCGCCGTCACCAGCGCTTACGATAGGCACAGGTGCATCCGGCGTGGGTGTGCCGTCCTGCGTGCTCCGACCGTACACGGTCAGGCCGCACAGGGGCGCAGGGAAAGCGTCGTCAACGCTGAGCGGGTTACCCGTTTCAGTGCCCGTGAGGATGTTCTGCCGCGCCTTTACTGCGCTGATAGCGTCTCCGGTCACTTTGGCATCTGCTGCTTGCCCACTCTGTGTCAGGGTGGCGTCCACGGTGGCGTCTTTGCCGGGTGCTCCGCTTTTAAGGGTGAGATTTAAAATCGGCTTTTTGACCGTGCCCGTAATTGTCGCAGACGGCGCATCGCCCTCTTTTACCGTGCCTATGGTAAGCTCCGGTGTTGCGCCTGTATCACCCGGTTTTCCTGGGTCGCCTTGCTTGCCATTCAGCACATCGACAGAGCTGGTCCCGGTCGCGTCGGTGATGACGATACGATGGCCGCCAGTGATATCCTGCACGGTGACTGTCGGCGACGTGCCCGGCTCGCCCTTAAAGTTTCCGGATGCAATGCCGTTCTTGAGCTCCTGCAAGCTCTCGGTGGCCTTTGCCTGCGCGTCCCCGGCAGCTTTCTTGCTGGCAGCGGCCTTTTCCGCGCTGGCGGCAGATTCCGTGGCCGCAGTCTGTGCATCGGTCTTGGCTTGCTCTGCGGCGGTGGCATCGGTGTGAACGGCCCCCACCAGCTCCTGCCAGGCAGGTGTGCCAGGCTCCGGCTCTGTGCCATCCTCTGTGCCAGAGTTGGCACTGACACGATACCGCAGATCTGCACTTGTCACCGTGCGGGTGCCGTCGCTTCCCTCAAAGGTGATGCAGCCATTGCCGGGTTGGGCGGTCACGCTGGCGGGCACGGCCACATAGCCGTCCGCCACCAGCGAAGATACCGGGTCTTTGCCGTCCGGGACGTGCCAGAAAGCCCGGATAGTCAGGCCTTCCCACTCACCGGTTGCATCGATGTGCAGGCGGTACACGCCCTGATTCTTGGTGTAGCCGAGGGCCAGCGCAAATGCGTGCCCGGGCAGGCATACGCTGCCGCCGGATGTCAGCGTGATGGGAAACTCGATCATAAAGCAACACCTCCTTGGTGCGTCCTTTCCCGGCCCGGTCAGGCGCTGGTCTTTTCAGTCAGCATCTCGGTAAGCTCGGCATATTGCTCATCAGTCAGCTTGTTGGCGGCGTAGAAGATATCCAGCTTTTTTGCCATACCGGCGGTCTTGCCGCGCTCGATCATACGCTTGCAGGTGTTATAAAGTGCCATAGTATTCCTTCCTTTCTGGTCATGCGGTTTCAGTTGTTTCATCATCGGTCACGCCCAGCTCCAAAAGAGTCAGGCGGTAGTCCTGGTCAAGGTTCAGTTCGTCGGCATCGGCCTGCGCGGCCTGCGTCTCGGCCACCAGCTCTGCCAAGGTGGGGTAGTGGTAGCCGGTGACCCAAAAAGTGATACTCGCATTTGTTGACTTTTCAAACTGAAAGTGCAGAGTACCCTCCGACCGGAACGTAGTTGTGGAGTAAGTAGCGACGGCGGAAGCGTCAAGGTTGTGATAAGTCGACCCGCCGCGTGCAATATCGACTTCGGTACCATCGCCGCGTTCCGATTTAGATTTGATATGCACATAATCCACGCCATCGGGAATCTGGATGTCGTAAGACCGAATCATATTGTGGTTCGAGGCAGCGGCAGTCACCGTAGTGTTCCACACCAGCCGGGGCTCCGACTTTACCGCCACACTGGCCGCGATGGTGTCATACAGCGTCTTGCCGCTCAGGGTGCCGTCCGGGGCAATGTCCAGATAGTCGCCCACCTTCACGCCGCCCAGCGTGCTGACCGTGGCTGCGGGCAGGCTGTACGGCGTGCCGAACTTTTTGTCCGCCTCGGACTTTTTGTAGTAGTCGGAAAAGTCCACATTGACGGACGCGTCTTTCCAGGCAGAGGTAGCGGGGTTCCACACCCAGATGGTGCTGTTTTCCGCAACGATCGCCCAGGAACCAGCGGCCGCTGTGGGGTAAGCGTCACGCAGGTCCTGAGCGGTGCTGTAGTAGCCCTTGCAGCCGTTAGCGATGAACGTGATCTGGTCCGCTGCTTTTTTGGCGGAGCTGGCGTTATCCTGTGCGTTTTTCGCATCCGCAGATGCAGACGAAGCTGCCTTCTTGGCAGTGGTTGCAGAATTTTCCGCAAGCGTCACCGCCTTTTCCGCCGCCTGCTGTGCCTCCAGGCAGATAGACACATAAGACAGCCAGGAGGACGAAGAGACGCCGGTGACGAAGAAATAGCTCTGCACGGCCACATCATCCGGGTAAGCGGCCCCGCCCACCCGGACAATGATGTCAAAGGTGCGCAGCTCGTAGCCGGTATCGGGGCCCATCACACACAGGTTGACGTGTACGTCGCCGGGGCGGCGCAAGGCCTGCTCGGCCAGCTCAAGTGTGATGATGTGGGCGTTGTCGGCGTCCACAGTCACGGCGGCGTGCTTGCCGCTGGTGGTGAGGATCTGGTCATACCAGCCGAAGTTGTTGGCCCCCTCGCCCCGGTACTGCACGGTGTACACCGCACCTTCCGGGGCCTTGTACGGGGTGCCGCCGTTGTAGAGGGCCATGCCGATGAACCGGCTCTGCGCGTCCGACTGCATCACCGGGACGACGGGCGGCGCGCTTTGGGACTGAAAGTCAATTTTAAGGATCTGCATTCGATGCCTCCGAAGTGTCCGGGTCAGTGTACTCGATCACGTCACCGGAATAAGATTTGCTGCCGGAAGAGATGGTGCCCGCCACGCTGTTGAGCTGCACGGCGTTCTTCTCTGCATGGTAGGGATAAACGGTGTACTGGGCCACCTGCATGGTGGTGTTGGTGTGCCGGTCACGGTCCATGAGCACTACCTTGTCATACAGGCCAAAGGACAGATACGCATACTGATCCGGGGCCAGCCGGGCAAGGTCGGCGATCTGGCAGCTGTAGGAGCACTTGGGGAACGCTGCCGCCTTGACCATGGCGTCGGCCTTGATCTTCAGGGCGGACTTGTCCGAGATGGAGCTGTCCGTCTCGCTGTGCCAGATGACCCGGCTGTCGTAGTTGTGGCACTGTGCTTCCACGCTGATATCGCTTTTGCCGTACAGCAGTAGGGCTGTATAGTAGCTGTCGCCGGTCTCCGCTTTTCCTTTATAATAGGGCTGTTCGGTCAGGTTCAGCTCGTCGGTGAAGTAGGTGCCGTTCGGGGTCCGGGCGCCGGGGTCCACAATGATCATCTGGCGGGCGGAAGTCGTGCCGGGCACGAGGAACCGCACAGGGTAGTTCTTCCACACGTCCACCGCTTTCTGCACCAACTCCAGCGGGCTGCCGGTGAACTTTTCAATGGCCAGCTTCTCGGTGGCTTTGTCAGGGACGGTCAGGCTCCAGTCCGACAGGCCGGAAATTGCCCGCCGGATGGTGTCGGCCATGGTCTGGGGGCCCTTGGAGAACAGGCCGGTGGACACATAGTTGTTCCAGTTCTTCAGCAGGGTGCCGCACAGGCTGTCCAGATCCAGCACGGCCTCGTAGTCGGTGTAGCTGCGCCCCACGTTGATGCTGGACAGTGCATAGGTCTGATCTTCGGTCTTTTCCACCAGCCGCACCCGCTCGGTGAGCAGGCGGGCCTGCTGGTGGCCCCGTGGCAGGCTGAATTTGATCTCATCCTCCCAGCCGTTCCAGTTGTGCACGATGCAGTAATCATCACAGTCCAGCGGGATGTGATGACCGTCTGCGGACACGATGGCAAGCACGGGCAACGCCTCCTTTACACAAAAATGGGGTAATACTCGACGTAGCTCTGCCCGGTGTGGGCAAGGCTGTTTTCTCCGGCACGGACGGTGGGCCAGCCGGAAATGCCGGTGACGGCCTGAAACAGGTTCTGGCCGTTGCACAGCACCTGCCGGGTGATGCCGTCCACGCACACGGTGTCACCGGCCTGCAGATCTTTGAGCACGCAGCTGCCGCCGTTGGGGTAGTGCACGGTGTGGCTGCCGGCCTCCGTTACCGTCTCTGTGATGCGGCACTCCATCTGCGGGGCGGTGCCCGCAGCAAAAAAGGTCTGGACATCCGCAGGAAGCACCAGCGTTTCCAGCGCCCCGTGCCGGTAGCCTGCCAGCGTGTAGGTGCAGCTGAGGATGCAGCCGTCGGTGTCCTGCTCCTGTGCCTTGCCGCTGTCCAGCAGCAGAGCCGTGTAGGTGCCGCCGTCCGGCAGAGCCAGCTCCACCGTGCCGCCCAGAAAAGCCGCCGTCAGGGCGCTGCGCTTGGCCGCTGCGTCGGCAGGGCTTGCGCCGTAGATGTCCACCGGCAGCGAGATGGAGCGAAGGCCGTACTGGGTGGAACAGAAGGTGATCCGGCTGCCTGTGTAGCTGGTGAGGTAGTTCTGGGTGAGAGTGCTGCCGCTGACATACCAGCTGGACAGCAGCAGGGCCCCGAACTCGCTGGCCCCGTGGTCGTTGATATAAAAATCTTCCATGGTTCATCACCTCCGAAAGCCCAGTTCCTCGTCCATGTAAGACGCGGTGGTGCGGGCCATTTCTCTGCCGTCCACGTTGAACACCGCCGTCAGGCTGCCCGTGTAGCTGGCCGTGAGCTGCTGCGCTGCCCCGGAACCAGTTCCGTTCTGGGTGCGAGCTATGCTGCTCTGGTTGGCCATGGAGGCCGCCTGCGTGCGCCGGGTGAGCTCTGCGGCGGTGATCGTGTCACTCTGGGTGTAGCCGCTGCTGTCCGGGTGCGGCAGGGCCGGTGTCTCATCGGTGGAGCTGCCGTCATCGGCAGAACCGCCCTTGCGGCCGTACTTCTTCCACAAAAAAAGCCCAAGCCCGGCAATGCCGGCCACCAGTGCGATGATGGCAAAAACCTCCGGGTGGGCTGCAATCAGGCCGCCCACCTTGCCCACAAGGCCCGCCACGGCCTTGCCGATGGTGCCAATGCCGGACACGGCAGCACCCACCAGCTTGCCCATGCCGCCGGAGCCGGACAGCCCGCTGGCAATCTCACCAATGCCCTGGATTGTGGCTCCGGCACCGTTTTTGATGCCGCTGCCCAGGATGCCGGACACGGCCTCAAAGGCCTGCTGCAGCCCGCCTCCGGCGTAGGCCTCGTTAATGGCGGCCAGCGCTTTCTTGGCCCAGGCGGAGACGGTCTCCCGCTGGCTCTGGGTCACCTGGCCCCAGATGAGCTTGGCCACTGTCTCGGCAATGCCGGCCCAATCCTTGTTCTTGACGGCGGAAATGCCGTCCTTGATGATGCCAAAGATGCCGCTGCTCAGCTCGCTCTTGGCCCCGGACAGGGCCTCGTCAATGCGCTTCTGGGTGGCAGTGACGGAGGTGTCGATCTGCTGGGCGGATTCCTCCACCTTGTCCTGCACGCCGTCCACATAGGTGATGATCTTCTCGTAGGTCTCGCGGCCGCTGGCACCGATGCGCTCCCCGGCCTCGGTGACGGTCTGCTCCACATGGCGGGACCCGTCGGCATAGATCTTGGTCACCTCGGCGGTTGTGACGGTGGCCCCGTCCTTGTAACTGGTGCTCGTTTTCTTGGCCGTGTCGGTCAGCACCTTGGACATGTCGGCGTAGGACTTCGTCACCTTCTGGGTCACGCCGTCCACCTTGGTGGTTACCAGGGTGTATTCCCGCTCGACGCCGTTGACCATCTCCTTGCCGGATTCGGTCACCTTCTCGGTCAAGCGGTCAAATTCCTTGCCGGTGCTGTCACGGATGTGCTCGTTGACCGCTTCCACCGTGGTCTCCACCTGCCCCAGGGCATTCTGGGAGTATATGGTGTAGTTGTCGGTGGTGGAGCGCAGGACCGTCTCGGTGGCCTTTTTGCTGGTTTTCTTGGTGCCGGAACTACCGGAGGAGGACGGGATGTCGCTGACGATGACCCCGCCGCCGGTCAGATCGGCCAGCTCTTTCTCCGTCTGCGCCTGCTGCACCCGGCTGTCGTGCAGCTGTTGGCGGCGCTGGCGGTCTGCATCGGTGACGGTGCTCTTGTACTGGGATGCCTTCCAGCCCTCGTAGGTGTCAAAGGTAGAATAGCCGTCCTTGTTCAGGGCCTTGTTGAGCTTGAAGCTCAGTCTGTCCAGCCAACCGATGACCGTGGACAGTGCATTTTGTGCCGTGTTGGCCACGGCTGTGAGTGCGGAGTTCACGCCGGTGCGGAACGTCTCGCTGGAAGCATAGGCCGTACCAAAGGCCCCGGCCAGAGCACCCAGCAGGGTGACCACGATGCCGATGGGGTTGGCGTTCATGACAGCGTTCAAAGCTGCCTGTGCTCCGGCTGCCACGGTGGCTGTGGTCTTATAGGTGACAAACGCCCCGCCGATGCTGCCCAGCAGCGGCAGCAGGACGTTTGCATTGTCGATGCAGCCCTGCACGACGCCAACGAGGATGGACAGTTCCGGGGTGGTCTGCCGCACGGCATCCAGCATGCCGTCGATGCCGTTGGTCTGCCAGCCCTCTTTGCAGGCAATGGCCAGATCGTTGCACTTGGTTACCGCCTCGCCAAAGGCAGTGGTCAGATCTTCCATGACCACGCCCGCCAGCTGGGTGGCGTTGTCCTTCAGGGTGGACAACCGGCCATTGAGCGTCTGGCTCTGGGTGGCCATGCTGTCATAGTAGCGGCCACCTTCTTCGGCAGCGGCCTGCAGCGCCTGGGTCAGGACATCGTAGGTGATGGTCATGCTCTGCACGTCCTGCACGGACTTGCCCGTGTAGTCGGCCAGCACCTGATAGATGTTGATGCCCGCCATGGCGAACTGCTTGATGTCCACGCTGGTGGCTTTGCCCTGGTTGGCTACCTGCTGCAGGTTCTGGGCCATGCGTTCCAGCTCGGCAGACCCGCCGCCGGTGGCTGCCACCGCGTCGCCCAGGGCAAGGATGGTCTTGCGGCTGTACTCGGCGTTCTCACCGGCAGAAATGAGGTATTCGTTGGACTTGACCAGCGTAGCCGTGTCAAAGGGCGTACGGGCTGCGTCTGCCTGCATGGCAGCCAAAGCAGCGTTGGCCTTTTCCGCGTCGCCCAGCAGGTTGGTGAGGGCGGTCCTGTATTTCTCGATCTCTGCGTTGTAGGACACGCCGGTGGAGATCAGGGTCTTGCCGGCGTCCACCACCTTGTCCACGCACTTGGAGATGATGTTGCCGATGGCCACCTGCCCCGCGGTAAACTGGGAGACGACTTTTTCTTTCGTTTCCTTGGCGGAGCGCTGTGTTTTCTGGCCGGCAGAATCGGCGTCCGTGCCCACTTTGTCGGAGGTCTCTTTGCTGGTCTTTCGAACCTTTGCCCCGGCGTCGGCGGCTTCCTTCTCGCCCTTCCCGGCAGCGCTCTTGACGGCAGCGGCGGCCTTTTGGGCCGCTTCTTCCGTTTCGGACACCACGCTGTCGGCGGCCTTGGCGGCGGCAGAGGCGGTTTTCTGGGCCGCCTGTTCCGCTGCCTGTTCTACCTGGTCAAGGCCCTCCTGGGCCCCGCTGGGATCGGTCACGACGCCGAAAACGACCTCGCCGTCATGTTCGCGTGCGATGGTGCATCACCTCCCGGAATGCTCTTTCTGGTATTCGGCCTGCCTGGCAAGAATGGACGCCTTGCGGTCTGCCATGGACACATAGCGCCGGGCCGTGCCGCCGGCCTCCGCAGGCAGGGCGTACACCCGGCGCAGCTTCTCGTATTGCTCCCGCATTCCCTTGGGCATGTCGGTCAGATCTTCGGTGCGATAGCTGATGATCTTGCAGATGCGGCACTCGTCCGGCAGGCTCCGGAACAGGGCCATGAAGTCCCACCAGTGCAGCTGCGCCGTGCGCAGGTCGATGCCGTAGGTCTGCAGAAAGGCCGCCCAGATCAGGGGGCCGTCTACCGCAAAATCAAAGCCCCGGGGCATTTCCCGGAACGCCTCCGCGCTGCGCTTCTCCCGCTCGGATTCCTCGGCGCCGCAGCGGTAAAAGTCCAGAAAGGCGTCGAGGTTGTCCTTTGTGAGCGGGCCATGTATGAGCACCCGCTGGGCGTAGTCCTGCAGGGCGGCTTCCTGCTCGGGTGTGTGGGCCCGGGCGGCCATGTTGTCGTAGGTGACCCACGCCCGGAAGTCCGTCTCAAAGCCCTGCGGCAGGCTGTCGGTCAGGTAGCAGTCCGGGCGGGTCATGCCTTGGCCCGGCGTGCTGCCCGGCGCTGCTCCCGGTTCATGGGCATGGGGATGGGTGCCGGGATGGAACTCTTGGCGTCCTTCATGGCTTCCCGGTCGATGGGCTGCAGGGCGGCCATGCGTTCCAGTGCCTCCGGGTCAGCGGCAGCGTTGAAGTCCGCCAGCAGCTGCATCAGATCTTCCAGGTCATCCACGTCGATGCCCAGGCGCTGGTCGTAATCCTCGCCCAGCAGATCCGCAAAGAAGTCATCCAGGATCTCGTTGAACTTGATGAGATACTCGTCATCTTCCTTGTCCAGCACGTTCAGCGCCGCCATGGCTGCCTTGTAGCCCTGGATGTACCGCTTGTAGTCCTTGCCTTTGGTCACCTTAAAATCGAATTTCACGTTGCGAAGAATCATAAAAAGCTCCTTTCGTTGGGCCCTGCGCCGGTGCTGCCCCGGCTTGATCTGGCTGGTTCAGGGCATAAAAAATCCCCGTCCGGGGAGGTGGACGGGGACATGTTGAGAACTTACGCCTTGACGGCCTTTTCCGTCTTGGCGGACTGCGGGCTGACGCTGTAGGTGTACTCCGTGGGCTTCTCCACACCGGAGACGGTGACAGAGATGCCGGCGTTGTTGCCTGCGCCATTGGAGGCGTCGCCGTTGACGATGACGGAGGCCTTGCCGGTCTCACCCTTGCCGGTGAGCATGGAGAAATAGGCATACGGCACGATCACGGCGCTGCCGGTGCCGAACATCACGGCCAGGCTGGTGACCCAATCCTGCCAGGCGTCGCCGTGGGTGCGGTCGCCGGAGATGGAGAAGGTGCGCTGTGCGCTGGTCTTGATGGTGGCGTTGCCCTTGCGGATATACTGCTTGTCCTGGGTGCCGGGGTTCACGGCGGCGGAGTGTTCGGTGATGCACTCCTGGCAGACGATGTAATCACCTACGCTCTTCTGCGTGTCCGCCGTCTTGAATGCCAGCACGAAGTCGTCCGCCATTTCCAGGCCGGCATAGTCCGCACTGGGGGTGATGCCGGTCATCACTTCTTTAACGGTCATGTGGTTGCTCCTTTCGGTTGATAGTAAATAAGCTGCAGCTGGATCTGCGCACGGCAGGCACCGCCCTCCGCCTCGAGGATGTAGCCGCTGGAGGTGACAGACACCTCCCGGACGGTGCGCCCGCTGCCCAGCTGCGGGAAGTTGCGGGCCCGGTTCTGGCTGGCCACCCATTCGGTCAGGTCGTCCCAGAAGCCGGACGCTGCCGCCTGCTGGGAGATGTTGTCCGGGGTGTAGATGGTGTGTGAGGCCAAAACGTAGTTTTTCAGCCGGAGGGATCCGCTGAAATAGCGCTTGAGCTCCGGGGCACCGGGCATGTCCAAAATGGTGTATTCCTCGGCATCGCCGGTCAGGCCGCCCACCCGGAACGCCACGCCGTCCTCCTGTGCGGAGGCCACCAGCGGGCAGGTGCGCAGCCAGTCGCGCATGGCCTGAATGGCAGGGGTCATCTGGTTTCCTCCTTCATCACTGCTTTCCAGAACTGGTTCCATGAGACTTTGTTGGCGTCCTTGCTGCGCTCGGCCCAGTAGCTGCCGCGCAGGCCGGTGTCACCGTGCAGGCCCTCGCCCTGGGGGTGCAGATAATACTGAGGTCTTGCATAGGGCGTTGACCAGATGATCTCGCCGGTGTCGTAGTCGGTGGCCAGCTGGGCGGAATTGTCCAGCATACCGGTGTCAAAGGGCACCAGCGGGTGGGTGTCCCGGATGATGCGCTGCATGAGCTTGCCTCGGCCCGTGACCATGGCCCGGGTCAGGTTGGCCCCCACGTCCTTGTTCCAGCGGATATGTGCCTTGCACTTGCCGCTGCGGTGCTGCACTGTGAACAGGGTGCCCATGGGCGTTGTGATGGTCAGGCGTCCGCCGTGGCTCTTGTCCCAGATGGTGGCCATGCCGTCATCTCCCTTCCACATGCCAGTGCGGCAGCAGCGGCTCCCGGTTGTCCGAGACTGCCGCCACCGTGCAGCAGGGGTGCGTCTTTTCCAGCCGGGCGTATTCCTCGGCGGTCAGGCTCTGCACCGCACCCTGCACCACCTTCCAGCCCCGCTTGAGCGTCCAGTGCTTTGCCTTTTCGGCAGCGGGCAGGGCTGCCCACTGCACATAGGGCAGGTAGCCCAGGGTGCAAACGCTGGCCGGGATGCGGATTTGGATGGTGCGCTCGGGGTCCTTGCTGGTGCCGGTGCCGGAGGTGTCCAGCTTTTCCCGCCAGCTGCAGGCCGGGAACACCCAGCACTTGGGCGTATCAGTGTCGGCCTTGGGGTCGTGGATGAGGTTCACCACGGTAACAGACGTGTTCATCTCACATGATCCCCCTGTACAGCAGGCCGTGGGGGTCAGACCCGAGGGCGGCTTCCAGCACATGCCAGGCTTCAAAACGCACGGCAGCGGACAGGCTTGTGTTGGCCGCAAAGGTCACAGCATAGCCGTCATTGGAGACGCTCTGTGCGCCCGGTGCAGCACCCACAGCCAGCTTTGCAACCAGCAGATCCACGATCTGGGCGCAGGCATCCGCCAGCATCTGGCGGCAGCTCTCGCACACGGCGGCATGGGGTTCCGCCTTGCCAAAGGTAGCGCTGTCGATGAGCCGGGACGCCCGGCTGCACAGCACACCGAACGCCAGCTCACTCACCGTGCCGCCCGCCGCCTGGTACTCCGGGTAGGTGCAGTAGTTCATGGGCGGGGCCCTCCTTACGCTTCGATGCGCTTGATGTACAGGGTCTTGGGCTTGGACACCTTGATGCCGTACACCTTGCGGCCCTGCACAGCGGACGCGCCAATGTACTTGCCGGAGCCGCCCAGATCCTGCAGGTGCACGGGGGTCTGCCACTCCATCACACGGTGGCACCAGTTGGGGTGGCCGCAGATGAACTCGGTGGTAGTTTTCTTGGTGCTGACACGGGTGGTGTTCTCGAAGTCCATGTTGTTGGATTCGTACACCGCAAAGCCGGCGATCTGACCCACCGCACCGGTCTGCACCAGCTGCTGGGACAGGTCACCCTGCTTGATGAACTTGTCATCCTGCATGAGGATCTCCAGATACTCAGGGCTGACGATCATAAAGCGGCCGGTCTGGGGCACGCCGTTGCGGCTCAGGGTGCGCTTGGCGGCCAGAGCCTCTTTGTAGGCGGTGGAAGCGGTGCAGGCGGTCTTGGTGGCGCTGATGGTAGCACCGGTTGCACTCTGCAGCGCCTCGATGGACTTCTTGTCGATGGACAGGGCCATGGAGTAGGCGGCGCTGTCCAGACGCTCAGCGGTGATGCCGTCGGGCACGGATGCAGCGTCAAAGCCGTCGATGATCTCATTGACAGCCTCGTCGTTGTCGATGTCCAGATCCAGATAGGTGGTGGTGCCGGCATCGGCATCCACGCCGTTTGCCTTGTCGTATGCCTTGACGGCCACCTCGGTGTCACGCACCGGGATCTTGACCTTGCCGGCCTTGGGGCTGCCCTCGTAGCGGGTGTTGAAGATCGCACCGTCACGGGTAACCAGAGTGGCCCGCAGCTTTGCGTCTACCAGAGCGGAATACCGCTCCTGATTTGCATGTGCCATGTTGAACTCCTTTCGTTTTACAGGTTCAGTTCGGGATTCAGGGACTTAAAGGCGGCTTCCACACCATTGGATTCGTTGGCGGGCGGTGCGCCATGCTCAGCGCCGGTAGAGACCACGGCCACGCCGGCGGCACCGTCTTCACCAAAGGCCCAGGGGTTGGCCTTGGCAGCGTCGTCCAGAGCCTTGTCAATGTCGGCGCTGCGGTCCTTGGAGCCCTTCAGAGCGTCCAGATCCAGCAGGGCACGCACCGCCTTGACGCTGCGGCCCTTCTTGCCCAGGATGGCAGTGTTCAGGGCGCTGTCAAAGGCAAAGCCGTCCGCCTGGGCCTTCATGTCCGCCTGCAGCTTGGTCAGCTCGGCCTCGTACTCCTCGGGCTTCTTCTTGCCTTCAAAGGCTTTCAGGCCGTCCTGGGCGGTCTTGAGCTGGGCGTTTGCGTTGTCCAGCTGGGCCTGCAGGGCAGTGGCGGCGGCCTTTTCGCGGTTGACGTCGTTGCCGTTCTCCTGCATGATCCAGTTCAGCTGTTCCTCGGTAATGCCGGGGATCTTGTTCTTCACATCTTCACGTTTCATGGTGGAAAAGCTCCTTTCTGTGGGGAAAACCTCGGTTTGGTGACACGGTTCTCCGTCCGTGTTCGGTTGTGGGCGGGGTACGCGCCGCCCTCCGCATGGTGCCGCTTGCGGGAGTTGAACCCGCCGCCCCCGGATTAAAAGTCCGGTGCTCTGCCAACATGAGCTAAAACGGCATGAAAAAACCACTATGAAGCCTTTTTCTGGGCACATAGTGGTTAAAATGGGGGATTTCTGTGAATGACTTTTACGGCTTCACCTCCACACTGGGCAGGATGTCAGTGTGGAAATAGAGCTTGTAGTGGTAGGGGTCGGTATGGGTGCCGGTGATGTCCTCCACCACATACATGGTGTAGTCGTTCAGGTAGATGTAATTCTTGCGGTAGGTATCCGGGCCGACCTTCACCGTGCAGACCAGCTCGTTGTTATCGTTATTCGAGATGGACATATAGCCCTCGGCTTCCAGAATGACCTTGTCGGTGCGGGCATTGTAGACGGTGATCTTGCGCTCACTCTCAAAGTAATCTGCCTGCTTGGAAATATTGGCGTTTGCCTTGTCGGCTTCCGAACAACCGCACAGCAGGATGGATGCTGCCAGTGCAAGAGCGAGAAGAATCTTTTTCATAGTTCGTTCCTTTCTGAAAAATGAGTAAAAGAAAACCACCGTCCGGGTGGATGGTGGTCATTTGATATTGGGCGGAAGCTGGTCAAGCTCTTTCAAGATACTGTAGCAGTCACGAACGTACATCTGCCGGTGGACAGTTCTGTCCCACCCGTCGTAAAATGAGTTACAGATATCATCATATGCCGGATCCATCGGAGTTTCCAGAAGAACTTGCTGCATTTCTTTAATTTCCTGCTCTGTGTAGGAATGTTTATTCGTAGAATTTGGCACCATTTTTCTGCAACTCCTTTATGCAGTCCGAAATAACGCCCTCTGCCTTTTCAAGAACCTGCTCATCCGTCAGCGTGGATTTGAGCAATTTATCAATCGCACAATCCATCTGCCGAATGACTTGTTTTGCAGAGCTTTCTTCAAAAGCCGAGGTCTTTTCTATTGCGTAAATATGCCCATCGTGTCCGAGAGCGGTAAGCAATTTCAAATTTGAGTTTCGCACAAATTGCCGAAGATCACCATTTGAAAAATTGCCGCACGCAGGATGGGTGTGAATCGCAATATAGGGAACATCTGGGTTTGGCAGCTGAACAGAATGCCCACCCGACAAACCAATGATATCCTTGGTCATTGGCTTCATCTTGATGTCGAACACTCTGCCCACCTCAACGTTTTCCCGCTGCTTTGAAGCAACCATGAGAAGGCGCTTGTGGGCATTTTTCAGCTGTTGTTGTCCGGCGGCATCCAACGTGTCGCAGCTGAATGCCTTAATGTTTGCGATTGACTGCATTGTAACAGGTTTCGCCTTTGTGTTCAAGCTGCTATACGTAGAAGATGCTTTCCGGGCCTGTGCACTCGCCTTGCTAGCTTCACTCCGGCCAAACTTGGGCACGCTGACCCGGGCACTGTCTACCCGCCAGCCGGTGGCCTTGGCAAACTCGCTCAGGCTCTGGCGGGCTGCTTTCAGGCGCACGGCGCTGTCGGTGGTGTCAGACCCGGCGGCACTCTCGGCCAGATACCGCTTCTTCCATTTGCGCACGTTCCGCTCCCGGGCACGCTGCATCTGGTTGACCTCGTACTGGGTGTACAGTTTGCCGTTGTACTCGATGTTCCGGGCGTTCAGCTCCTGCAGGCTCTCCTCCGTCCAGGTGGGCGGGTCGCCCAGCTCAGGGAATACGGCAAAAAAGGTGTGGCGGCAGTTCCAGCCGCAAAGCCCAGCGCCGGTTCCGTAGCCGGTGGCCTGCTCAAAGTCCGGGTAATGCTTGCCCAGGTAGTCCACAGCCCCGCCCCGATGGAAGCGCCGACCCTGCCACTCGGCGTGACTGGGGCGGGCACCACCGTGGGCGCTGGTCTCAACGAACTCCACGTTCATTTCGTCCATGCGGGCTTCCTGCAGCTTGCCTGCGGTCTGGTTGACACCGGTCAGCACCGCCCGGCGGGCCGCAACTTCCAGCGAATCTGTGTGGCCGCTGGGGTAAGTGATCTCCGGCATCTCGTCTGCAAGGCTGTCCACAGCCTGCTTGACGGCGGTTTTGTAGTCAAAGGCACCTGTGGCCACCTTGCCCCAGGCGACATCCAGCGTGCGCTCAAAGGCCCCGGAGACGGTGTTGGCCGTTGTGGCCGTGAGGTTCCGCCATGTGCCGCAGGTCTGCCGGGCACCGGCGTTGAGCAGGTTGTTCAGGGCCGCGCTCTCTTCAAAGGGTGTGGGCTCGAGGTTGTAGTGGTAATAGATGGCATCTTCCCGCTCCATGGCTTCGGTGGCAGCCTCTTTGAGCAGCCTGCGGATGGTGGCTTCGCTCTTGCCGCTGTACTTTGCCAGCAGCTTGACCACGTTCTCCCGCACCGCCTCGGTCTGCTGGTAGCGCCACAACTGCCAGTCGGCCGTTTCGGTGAGGGTACCCATTTTGCCGATGCGCCGGGCGACATCCTGTAAGATCTCATCCTCGACCTGCTGCGCCAGCTGCACAAAGGCATCCGGCATGGCATCGAGGTAGCTCGGCGGCAGCATCAGGCACCTCCGAAGGTGAGCTGCTCATCGGTCTGGCTGTCAGCCTTGGCCTCTGCCGCCCACCGGTGGGCCTCGTCCTCGCTCAGACCATACCGGGCGGACAGATACCGGCAGCGGGGCACAAGCCCTGCCAGAGCGTCCTCCCGCAG